TTTACCGTGAAAGACGGTATATCCCAAATTAACCTGTTGTTTGGTTGAGCTGCGTAATTGCCATCATTTAGTGCAAGTACGTGTGCGCACTTATGTTCGTGCGGGATCTCAGAATGATCAGTATCTAGTATATTAGGTTCTGGGTGTGCAAAGTCAATAGTAAATAAGTATTTACCATAGTGCCATTTTTTGTCTTTGCCTATGTATTTTCCTGCTTGTGATTCTAGAATATCCCAACTAGTAACAGCAGGGTAGTAACTAAAAGAATTCCAAAGCTGAAGTTCATCAAGGCGTCGCTGGGGTACGTCGGTGACCTTAAATCCTCTCTGAATAAAAGCGCTAATAGGTAAGCGATAAAATATTGCACCGTTCTCCATAATAGCGTGGAATAGTAAAGCACGTCCTGTAATACACGTGACACCAAAGATAACACAATCTTCAACTTCACCATGATGTTTTTTAAGATCATAAAGATACTCTCTTCTTATCTGTGCATACTCTACAGGTATATTTGCATTTAAATAAGCCATATAAAGTTACAATATAATTGCACCGATAATAAATCCAGCTATAAAACATACTATTTCTTTTCTGTTATATAACTGCCATACTAAAAATTTTTCATAATATTTTTTCATCATTTTATATTACCCCAATTATCTCCAGATTCATAATCTACTTTGTTTGGTACTTCTAACTCAACAGCATTTTCCATTATATCTTTTATTCTATTAGCTTCCAAGTCATTTGTTACTGATATATCAAGTTCATCGTGCACTTGTATATGCGGTGTAATACCTTCTTTGTGTAAATCTATCATAGCTCGTTTTGTCATATCAGCAGCTGATCCCTGTATTAATCTGTTTAATGCTTTGTATGTATAAGCTCTTTTGATCCCTGGTCCGTGTTCCGTGAGCGCATCAGCATGAGGCAATGGTTTATGAATCCCAAACTGATTGGGCTCCCATAAATGAAATCTACATAGTCGTCCTAGTAATGTTCGAATCTGTCCTCTGTTTTGTGCTCGTGAAGACACATTATCCATAAGTTGTTTTACAAATGGCACACGTGAATGATACTGTCTAAATAAACCATCAGCTTTTTCTTTATTGATTCCAAGTTCAGCTTGTAATTTATTTTTACCCATACCATAGAACAGACCAAGATTTATGGTCTTGGCCTGTGATCTAGGTATCTCCGCCATGTCGGCAACGATCTGATGAAAGTCTACATTGGAATCATTGTAGGCATCCAATACATCGCCCACTCCATAGAGATTCTGTAATGCTGCGTAGTGCACAACTAATCTTGGTTCTTGTTGTGAGTAATCAAATACACCCCACTTCATACCTTCTTCAGGTATAAACAATGATCTTATCTGTGGTCCAAGTTCTTTGTTACGTGCTGGAATCTGTTGTAAATTAGGATTTGCATAACTAAATCTACCGGTAACTGTGCCACCACTATCTGATCTAAGTTGGTTTATCTCAGCATGAATTCTCCCTTTATGTGTGTGCTTTATTATGGTATCAATAAATGTGGTATGAGCCTTATTTATCTCTCTGGCTCGGGCTATTATTTTCACCAGTGGGTGGGGGTGATTTTGTAAAAAGTTTTTTGTAAATGATGGAGAATTTGTTTTTATGGTTCGGTCATATGATAGGGCGAGTTTTTGAAAGACTTGCTCAATTGAACGTGCAGCCCATATTTGAACATCTACTCCAGTTTGTTTTTTTACTTTTAGTAAGCATTCTTTTTCTTCTTCTACTAGTTTGTTCTTTAGTGCAAATGCTGCTTCAGTATTTACTCGAACACCTAAAAAACGCATATCGACTAGGCAAGGAAAAAGTTCTGTCTCTAAATCAAAAATAGATTTTATATCTTGGTGTTCTATCTCTTGTTTCATCTTCTGCCATAATTCAAGAGTCATCTCAGCATCTCTTTCAGCATACTCACCTACATATATTGCAGGTAGTTTGTACATCTCAGATTTAGGATCCACACCCCATAATTCTGCAGTTTCTTTCAATACAGCCTCATTTTTACCTCTTCCCAGGTAATCGCGACCCATACTACCTAAATCGTAACGAAAGCGATTCTCGTCCACGAGAGAGCCAGCAATCATGGTATCTACGATGGGTCCATTGATTTTTAGTCCTGCAGATCTAATAAAACACACGTCATACATAGCGTTATGAAATATCTTAATTGCAGGGGTATTTAATACATCTGCAAACCATTTCATTACTCTGTCTTTGTCCATGTTACCGCCACCGCCGTGAGCTATTGGATAGTATCCTGACCATCCTTCAACGGCAATAGCTATACCCACTATCTCTCCTCGTCCTGTTACAGAACCAGATCCCATAGTTTTTAATTCAGGATCTTTAGTTTCTAAGTCTATAGCTATCTCATCATAGTTTAATAGATTAGGAAATGTTTCTGGTGGTGTCCATTCTACCTGTGGACTAAACATAGGTTTCTGTATCATGAGTAATCTCTCTCTATTATCATTTCTATAAAATGTATCGCTTTCAATAAATCTTGTTTCTTTCCCTTATCTCTATGTCTTATTATATATTTTATAGCACAACCTTCAGGATATAACAATTCATTCTCTACTACAAACTTACTTGGTTGAATTTTATATTTCTGATAGTGTGATCCTCCGTGTTGTTTATCCCATACTTTGCTCATATCTTATATCCTTTGTATTCTTGTTTTGGTTCTATTATATGTAAATGTTCCTTGGTCCTTGTTGCGCCAACATAGAACAATCTATTCTCGTCGTCTGTATTTCTTTCGTATGCTTTCATAGTGTTCTCACTTAAATCTGTGAGAAGTATCACATTTTCTGACTCGCCACCTTTAGCTCCATGTATTGTTGACAATGTAATTCTTGGTTGTTCATTTAATTTTTCTCCGTTCTTTCTCATCTGACGTAGATAGTTTACGTCTCTCTTTGGTGCATCGTCAAAAGCTTCAAACCAAACACTATCTACATTTAATCCATAACTTTGTTTTAATGTAGAAATGTCATAAGAACTTTCTTTTAACATACCTTTTAATTTTGTTCTATCTGCATTATTTTTCATGTATCCATAAATTCTCTCTATTTGTTTGTATGCCATTGGCTGACCTTTACGTAAGTTTTCCCAATCTTGTGCAGCATAATGTAATTCTTGTTCTTTTGTTTTTTTAAATTTATTTTTATAATAATAACCATTACGATATAAAGTATCTTCTAAATCATTTAACATATATTTTGTTCTCGCTAACACTAGCCATTCACCTGATGACATGTCTACTTGTTCAAAGTCATCGTATCTAGATAAAGATCCTTTGTGAACTTTTGGTTGCCATGTTTTATCAATTCTATTTCTAATTTTATTTATAATACCCATAGCTAAATTATGTACCTTTGCAGGTATTCTGTATGATTGCTTCAATGGCATCATCAAACCTTTTTGTGCAATAAAAGAATCTACATCTGCACCAGCCCATCTAAATATTGCTTGGTCATCATCACCTGCAATAAAAGAGTCTGTTGTTTTATTCCATATTGTTTTAGCCATATCCCATTGCATTAATGATAAGTCTTGTGCTTCATCTATGAACACTACATCAAACTTTGGTGATTTATCTGATTTAATAAAATCTAAAATCATGTCGTTAAAATCTATTAAGTTGTATTCTTTTTTATATCTGTCTATCTCGTTAACTATAATACGTAGCTTATCTCTCTCTAAATCTTGATTATGTTCTGCTAGATCAAACTGTTGTTCTGGTGTAATATTTCGTAACTTTGCGAGATTTATTATTCTCAAGTATTCACTATCGGATGTAAAAATACCGTTATGATCATCTTCAAACTTTGCATAGTTTACAGGAAAACCTAGTTTTTTACCTAGATCCATGTAGTGTCTTCTCTGCATAACATCCTCTTTTTTAATTCCTAATTTTCTAAATGCTAATGAGTGTAATGTTCTAAAGTATGGCAAGTCATCTTCTGTAAGATTAAATTTTTTAATAGCTCTATCTCTTGCTTCGTATGCAGCTTTCTGTGTGAAAGCAAAGTATCCAACTTTATCTGGATCTGTTTGTTTTAGATAGTCATCTACTTTATTTAAAAGAGTAGTTGTCTTTCCTGTACCTGGTGGTCCTAATACTATTGTTTTCATATTCCTAAGTGTAAGTATATCCACAATGCTGTAAACATTGTGATCGCCAATAAATCCATTCTAGCAATCAATACGGCTCCTCCTCTTTTAATGTTTTCTGATTGTATTCATCTTTTTTCTTATCAAATTCTTTTACAACAAATACAGATAATTTTTCTTTTCCTATTCTTTTATTTTCACAATCACATTTTTCTTTCAATAATTGTGCTGTTCTTGAATAACCAAGATCCCATCTTCTACGCATCAAAAACTGATGGTAGAACCTATCAAATACAAAATGATGGTAACCTTCCGAAGTCCACACACCACCTTTTTTTAAATCGTTTTTATCTGTTGATACTTGTCTGTTTAAACAAAACTCTTCTAAATGAT